ACAAAGACTACGGAAACTGTATGATACTGGACGAGCAATACGGTGGAGGCGTGATGATGTTTCTAAACTTGGACAGACCTGAAAAATATGACTCCGCAGAGTTCGCGGCGATTGCTGTGGATGAACTGACAAAAAACAAAGAGCAAATCTTCACAGTGCTGAGGCGTAGGCTTCGCTGGACTGACCAGAAAACCCAAAAGCATATACCTGACTGCAAATTCATCGCTGGAACTAATCCGGGAGGAATTGGCCACGCTTGGGTAAAGAAATTGTGGATGGACAGAATCTATGACGACAATGAAATCGAACAGGATGAGTTCGCATATGTCCACGCAAAATATAGCGACAATGTGATCAACAATCCTGAATACGAAAAGGGGTTGCATTCAATGTCAACGAAACTGCGAAAAGCATTCCGAGACGGAGACTGGGATACATTCGAAGGACAATACTTCGAGCAATGGGGCAGAGCGTGGAATACTTGCAAGCCGTATAAACTGCAATCAAACCTGATGAGGTTCTTGTGGATGGACTATGGATACTCAGCACCGTCATCCGTTCACTGGGCGGCACTCGATGAACTGGGCAGAGTCATCGTCTACAGGGAACTGTATGGCACAGGAATGACGTACAAAGCACTTGCACGCAAGATTCAAGAAATGACACCTCAATGGGAGCAGGATGTGCTACAAGGGCAAATGATAGCCGACCCTGCCATATTTGCGAAGAAGGGAGAGGACGAGGGCGAGAAAAGCGGAGCCGAACAGATGGACGAGGCAACCAAAGGATGGCTGTCGTTTCGCCGTGGCAACAATGATCGAGTCAACGGTTGGGGAGTGATGCGTGAATACATGAAGCCATTCAACATGGACGGAGTGATCACATCAAAGCTGATATTCTTCGAAGGACTGTGTGCGAACGCAATCAGAACCATCCCTGCACTGGTGTACGACTCGACTCGAGTGGAAGACTTGGACAGCAAAGGTGAAGACCATTGTGCCGATGAAGTGCGATATGGACTGATGGACATCTTCGAACTGTTCAGTGAAAAATCTCCTGAAGCACCAAAGGCAGTCAGGACGACTGATGACATTCGAAAGCGTGACCTGCTCGCACTGAAAAAAGAGCGAGAGGAAAATGAAGAAGAAAGCAATGTCGACTGGATGACAATGTAAAAATGTTATGTTATAATAAATTCATATGATTGAATCAATAAAAAAACTATTCACTCGCGACAAGTCAATCGAACTGCAACTGATTGCAGTGATTCGACAGCAACAAGAATTCATCGCGAAAAACATTACTGAAAGAATTGTTTATGTTGATCCAAAGAGCGGATACACAAACGCCGACCGATTCGATGACCCAAACGCAGTGATTGAAAAGAAAGATGATGACGATGAAGAATTCGAAGAGCCACAGGATATGAGTCCTGAAGAATTAGTAATGCAAATGGAGGGTAATAAAGCGGAAGGCGAAAAACCAAATGAAGAATAAAAACATCGACAAGCCTACAAGCAACATGACACCGGACACTCAGTCCGTGACAGATAGGCAATCAATCGACCAGCTCAAATCATACAAGAAACACTGGGAGCCAAGGTGGTATTTATCACAGGCTTTTTATGAAGGTGTGCATTTTACATATCCAAAGAAAGACGCAACTGGAAACTGGCAGAGACGAAATGAGTTCGGAAAGAATAAAGTCATCAGAGAAATTCCAAAGGCCAAGAAACAACTCGATTCAATCAGAAACTTGATACTCAAACTGAAGCAGAGACCAGTTGTGTATCCTGATTCAAATATCATTCTTGCTCACAATACTGACCCAATAAAGCAGGAACAAGAAAAAGATGCCGCAGAATTGCAAGCACGATATGTTGACAATCAAATGAATCAAGTGATGAAACTTGCAAGGCACAAAAAGAAACTCATCCGATACGCTGAGTTGTATCATGTTGCCTACATCCAAATCTTGAATGACAATGGCAAGAAAGAATTTGCTGTGTACGACCCATTCGAAATATCAATCTTCCCAACAATTTCAAATGTCAATGAATATCCTATGCTGGCCAAACATGTGTCACATAGGTTTGAGGATTTGATTGGAAATGAACTGTACGATCAAGAGGCAATCCTGAAAATGAAGGACACTGCCACTGCAGTAGGATCAGGAAAATATTCAGGTTCACTATACAAAGATTCATACATGCGAGAGCGATACGGAAATGCACCAAAAGACAATGTCTTAGTGGATGAACTGTATCAAATTGTAAAAGTCAAAGTTGCCGATGGCCAAGTGATTGATGATGAGGAACAATTCCACGCAGACTTCACTGCAGAAAATCAGCCAGTGGAAAATGAAGACGGCACAATGACTGAAGCACCACAACCTCCTGAAGTGAAAGAAGAAGAAAGATTGAGAGTCCGAGCATACATCGGAAGCGAAAAGGTTCGCGATGAAATCACAAACCTGTCAAAAATTCCAATATCAATGTTCGTGTGGGGAGACGAAGCATACTCAACAAGTATCATGGAAGACCTGATGCCTTTGAACAAGGCCTATGATATTTTTATGTCAAAACTTGAGCATAAAGCAAAGAAACTAGACACTGGCCGAATCGTAATGCAGAAAAGCGAAGACGCTAAAATACTCACCACCAACGATGGAGAGTTTATGCGATACAAACGATTCAAACCTGAAATGATGGATGAAGCAGGTGTACCAAACGCATTCATGGAGGCCGTCAATATGATTGAAAATGACATGAAAGAGCAAGGAGTCGCAATGACTTCGGCCGCTGGATTGCCAACAGGCGTTGAAGCATGGCGAGCAATCGAATCATTGAAAGAAGCTGATGCCTCAAGCATCGGAACTCAACTCGACAACCTAAATGAATGCTTGACTGACCTCACAGAAAAACTGACAGAGATGATGGCATACGACATGACTGAAGAAGAAAATGTTCAGATGAAAGATGCCAATGGTCAAATGCAAACATATCGAGTAGTCGGAAAGCGTGGAGCAGATATCATGACGCAAGGTGGCGGAGTGATGAATCCAAACACAATCGTGCTGGATCCAAGCAGGACTACATTGGTCGAAATCGAGAGTGATTTGACATGGACGAAAGAAGGACAGCGATACTTCGTGCTTGACCTCGTGAAAGAAGGAATCCTTCCGAAAGAGACAGCACTCGAGACGCTGAAATTTGGAAACACGAAAGATGTGGTGGCCAAACTTATCCAAGAAGCATCATACGGAAAATCAATGATTGACATGCCTGACTTCCAAGTGTTGCCTGACGAACTTAAAAAGCAAATTTTAACAATATTATCTAACGGTGCTCCGCAAGGTGGCTCGGCAATTCCGACAGTGGAAACTGCCCCTCCACAGGCGACAGCATAATAAAACTATGAGCAAAATGTACGACGCAGGGGAAAAGATGAGTGATTCAATGGACATGGAAATGTCATCTGAATCAAAAAATAAAGTGTATTATCCACATCTTGACTTTGATGTGAAACAGTTCCCGGAGATTTCAAAAATGGATGTTGGAAAAACATACATGCTTGAGATGGAAGTGAAAGTCACAAGAAAATCAGAAAGCGAAACCGAGACAACGAGTCCAAAAGCATCATTGTGTTGCGAGGTTAGAAAAGTTGGATTGTCCGATGATCAGAATGAACCTGCAGATAAAAAGGTGGACAATTTAGTTGAGAAAATGTATCCAAAGAAAGATGAAAAGAAGATGGCAGACATGAAAAAATAATCAACTCGCTGGAGGTGCGAAATGAAACCATTGATTATCATGTGTGGATGCGGAAAGGTGCGGAAGTTCGGTGAATGGGTAACACTCACACCCGGACAAAACATTGCAATCAATTCAGGCACATACAAAAAGCTAATGCAAAACTGCACAGCGTGCCAAGTTGTTCCCGGAACATCAAACAGGTTGCTTCCGGTGCAAGAGGTGTAGCTCCATAGATGCTACATAACGAGTTCGCGGAGCCTCCAAAACTCCGCACCAATTTCAAAAGTTTGACAGAGAAATAAAGAGTGTTATAATTAGCACATAAATAACTTAATCGAACAAGTCCGAGCTGGACTCTTCTCTCTTTGAGGAAGAATAATCCAGAACAGACATTCGCAAAATGTTATGAAAGAAGAAAAGAAATATTCCAAGTGGGAATATGACGAAGAGCAAGAGGACGAGGAACAACCCGAATTCAATGAAGACGGAACTCCCAAAGATCCAAATGCGGAGGATGAGGATCCTGCTAAAAAAACCGAGGATGAATTCGCTGATGACGCTCCTGTAAAAGTTAAAATCGATGGTAAGATCGTAACGATGACTGCCAAAGAACTTTCCGAAGGGTACATGAGACATTCAGACTATACTCGCAAAACCCAAGACCTTGCGGTGCAGATGAAAAATGCTACTCCTGCTGAAACAAAAGAGGTTAAGGACAAAGCGAATGAGATTGTTGAAAATCCTGATAAGTTTACGGATGAGGATGTCAACACTGCAAAATACCTTCTCAAAGTAATCAAGGGAACCGGAATCGCTAAAGAGTTCGGACTCATGACTCGAGAGGATCTAGATGCAGAAAAGGCCAAGGAGAAACAAGTCGCTGAATTTTCTACGAAACTTGACTCCGCCAAGGGAAAGATTGAGAAAATGAAGGGGATGCCAGCGTGGGATGAAGACTCAGTAATGAGTCACATGCAAGAAACAGGCATTCACGATCCATACGCCGCTTATATCAATATGAACGACGCACAGTATCGAGCTTTCATCATCAAGCAATCCAAAGGCGACACTTCTTATCAAAGCGATAAGGGTGGAAAGAAAATAGTTCCGAACGAAAAGGTAGTTGAAGTGCGAACCGAAGAAGGCCATCGATCATTCCTTGCGGACGAAATTGCGGCGATGAGAAAATAAGTAAATTAAATTAAAAAACAGTTTTGGGAAGGAAGACTAACAAGCACTATGGCTCTATTACCATCAGATGTCTTGAATCTTCTACAAAAATCAATTGACAAGAAGATTGCAGACAATGTGCCGCAGACTACTCCTCTGCTCACAATATTAAAAAGAAATTCAGGAGTGGATGTCCTTGCCAACGGTACCTTCTATGTTACTGAATGGGTTGGACAGTTCTCAAATGTTGGACAATTCGCGACTGGTTCGCAGTTGGCTGGCGGAAAAGCGGCAACAGCACAAATCACTGTTACTGCTAAGGACTTGTACGCTGATGTTCAAGTTCATGAGAAAACAGTTGAATCAATGGCTAAGGTTTCCGAAGGTGCATTGATTGACTTCACGAAAGGTTACACTGACAGAATGGAAGTGGCAATCGGCCGTGAAATGAACCGTACCTACAACGGTAATGGTTTGGGAAAGATTGCTCGAGCAAACGGCTCAAGTGCAGGTGGAACAGCTTTGACTGTTCAGGCTTTGGATGCTGATACTTCTGATATCGATCCAACAGCATATCTTGAAGTAGGTGACTACATCAAGGTTGGTTCAGCCGCAACAACTTACATCACAGCAATCGCTGGAAATGTGGTTACCTTGAACGATTCAATCGCATGGTCAGATGAAGGAATCATCTACAAAGCGTCTAAGGACGGTGCCGTAGCAATTGAAATGCAAGGGTTGAAAAGTTTGATTGTAAATACCGGAACAGTTCAAGGTGTGAATGTTGCTAACTATCACAACTTGCAGTCTTTCGTAGACACTGATTCACAAAGTATTGCAACATACAAAGAAGCTCCTATGCAAAAAGCATACTTGAAAACAGTATCTCATCGCACAGGAAAAATGCTTGGTATCTGCAACTTGACAGTGTTCAACGCATGGGCTAGCATTCTGACCGCTCTTAAGAAAACAGCAAATACTTCTGAAATTATCAAAGGTGGAATCGGTCTCTCTGGAGACATGGAAATGCCATACTTGGATTTCATGAGTGGACAGGTCTACATGGACATCGATGCTTGGACGAACCATTGGTTCAACCTTGATCCTCAGTCTATGACGATCGGAGATTTGGGTGGTGGAGTTAAATTCTCTGTTGCTCCAGACGGAAAAGGTGTTTGGTCTCGTGTGACTGGTTATACTCCTCAATATGAAGCAACTCTTCGCTTCTACGGAGAAATGATCATGAAACGACCAAAAGCAAACTCTGTTTGTACCTTGCTCGTAGCCTAGTCAGTTTCTAGATTATCGGAGCCTAAAAACTCCGATAATTTTTGAAGCCAATTAGCCGGCCATCCATTCGTGGGTGGCTTGTTTTTTTATTGGAAAAGGTTTATAATAAAAACATATGATAGTACCAAATCAAAAAATGCAAAACGCTGTAGAGTTTATGTCAAAACTTGAAAGCGACATGAAAGAAAGACAAGTAACGGATTACAGAATAATCCGTCTTCGAACTGACCTGCGAAGAATGTCTGCAGATAGGGAATCAGTCGAGCGAAGTAAAAATGAAGAAAGAATAGTAAAATTCAACAATATATTTATAGCAAAGCTTGGCGAACTGTCACGCATCATGCAAACAACAGGATTCACAAAGCGTGATGATGTCGTGCAAACAGTCCGAGAAGTGAAAGCAAAATAAAAAACTATGGAAGGAAAAAAACTCAGCATCTTGATGATCAACAACACGAAGAATGAAAATCCTTCGTACTGCTTCAGGAATAAAATCGTAGGAATCGCACTCGAGAAACTCGGCCACAAAGTTCATTATGGAACAACGGCCGTGAATATTGATATTGATGACTACGATGTTTTTATTTTCAATCGATTCTATGAAGGTACAATGGCAAAATATGTAGAGTTCCTGAAGAGTATTGGCAAGACCATTATTTATGATAGCGATGATAATTACGAAGGAATCGATGAGAGCCATGCATTCATGAAGATAAAGGACATTGCAATCCTGTCGTCTCGCGAACTGATAAAGTTGGCAGATGGAATCACAGTCAGCACCCCGGAACTCAAAGCAGAAATCCACAACTTCTATCCTGAAAAAGATATCTATGTGGTGCCGAATGCATTGGAACTGGACAAATACAAAAAACGAAAAGGAGGAAACAAAAAACTCCGCATAGGTTTTCAAGGTTCAAACATTCATGTGCAAGATTTGCTGATAGTCATCGATGCCATCGCTGAACTGCAGAAAGAGTATGGATTTGAATTTGTCATATTTGGAATTGATGACACACCATTCAAAGACCTGAACAAATTCTGCATGGAATACAAAGACAAGAAATGGCAATGGATGGAAGACTTCCCAAAACTGTATGAAAAACTCGAGCAGATGGAATACACTCACATCAAGACAGTGGAGTTTGAAAAATATAGAGAGAAACTGTCCGATCTCAATCTTGACATCGGAATTGCACCGCTGACAGACAATCGATTCAATAGGTCGAAATCGTGTCTGAAGTTTTATGAGTATGCGGCCGTGGGAACGGTCACACTGGCCAGCAAGGTGCTTCCGTACACGCTAGAAATGGACGATGAGGACTTGGTAAAGAATCGACACGACAAATGGGTGTCTAAACTCCGAAAACTCATCACAGACGAAGCGTATCGCCAAGAAAGACTGTACTCGCAAGAAGCGTGGATTAATGAGAACCGAGACATCAACAAAGTAGTCAAGCAGTGGGAAAATATAATCAATTTAATAAAAAAATAAGATGAAAGACATTTTAATTGCAGTAGAAAGAGTTGGAGCCGAAGACACAAACGCTCAAGATGAAAGAATTGTAGAAATTGTTAGAGAATTAGCGGACGAAAACATTGTGCATGTTTATGCGAGCAGTGTTGTGCTGAATGAATATGGAGAATATCTCCGAGCCAAAGGAATTGAACTTCACACTCAAGGTGGAACATCAGTCGCAGATATGCAGAATGAATTTGATGTCATTATTGCATTTGATATTTGGGGAATCAAAAACTCAAGACAATTTCAAGCACCAAAGAAAATCAGAGTGCAAGAAGACAGCACGCTGATGAGTTTGGTCAGTGAAATCAACAAGAAAGAAGAAAAAAAAGAGGTTGAGGATGAAGATGAGGAAAAAATACAGAAACCAAAACCCAAGGCAAAGCCGAAAGCAAAACCAGCAACAAAACCCAAAAAATAAGATGAAAATACTGATCACTGGCAATTCAATGAGCTATTTGAGCGGACAGCCACTCTACTGCTATGAATTGGCTCGTGAACTGAAGCGTCTAGGCCACGAAATTGAGGTCAGGAGCGATTGGATGGGCTTCAAGGGTAACGATGGCCACAAACTCTTTGAAAACCTCGCAGGCGAAGGAATCCGGCCAACAGGGTGGGATTCTACATGGCTGACGAAGGACTTCGACCTGTGGCTGGCCAGTGAGGACATCTCAATGCGTGTAAATGCAGAGATTCCAAACATTCCGATGATAAATATCGTCCACAGCGAATATGACTGCGAGACACCAATAATGGACAGGCCGTTTGCGTGGGTATGCATCCGGCCATCCATTCTTGATCACATCGTCAATGAACATTCAATACCAAAAGATAAATGCCATATCGTGTACAATGGAGTTGACCGCAAGCGATTCAAAAAAGGAAAGAAACATAGTGGAGACCACAACCTGACGGTGGTGCCTTGTACATTAGATCCGTTGCGTGAAAAGTTTATACGCCACTGCGAAAGACTGGCCAGCAAAATGAATCATTATCATTTTTATGGAAGCAAGCACGGTGTTGAAATTCAAGAGACAGAATTCGTCAAAGTGTTCCTGGACACATTCAACATAGAAAAACCAATCGCTGAAGCGGACTATGTCGCAGGGATACTTCTTGGCCGAGTGAACCTTGAAGCAAACAGTTGTGGAGTTCCATCTAAAATATACGACCCAGTCACGCTCCAAAATAAAATATTTCTGATGCCTGAAGATGAATTCGACAAGCGTCACAATATAAAAAATGTTGCTAAACAATTATTGCAAATATATGATGACATCATTCGCGGAAAACATTAAAAACATCCTAGAGGCTATCGTGGAGACTGATCCAAGGAAAATACTGGACATTGGGTCGGCTTTTGGGAAATACAGCATAATGGCAAGGGAGGCAATCCTGTCAGTACGAGCTGAGAGGGGAGATTTGACCCCTGTAGACGACTTGGAGATAGGATGTGTGGAAATGGCCGAATACTTCCAAAAACTGCCGTGGCACGAGAAATTGTACCAATTTCACTATCACACAGATGCCCGGAACATTGAGTGGAAAGACATGCCAAAATTTGACCTTGTCCTGTTGATTGATGTGGTTGAGCATTGGAGCAAAGAAGACTCAAAGAAATTGATTGCGGACATAAAAAATAACACCGGAGCAAAGGTGCTAATATCCACTCCCAAAGATGTATATTTTTACAAAGAAGAATACTACGGAAAAGATTGTCCAAAACATGTGAGCCAGTGGAGTCGCGAAGACTTTGAAGGATTCATCCTTGACAAGTCAACCGAGCAAAGCCATATCTTTATAGTTTGACGCTCACACGGCATAGTGGTATAATTTAGACAATAATTAATCAAAGTTGCGGAAGGGACTTTTCAAAAGTATGTTATTCAACGACACAGTGAATCACGCCGGAGAAATTTCCATTAGGATCATCCGCAATGGAAAAGCAAAACTAATTTGGCAAGAATATAGATTCTTGCACTACTTCAGAAAACACTTTGGAATAAACTTCCCAAAGTTTTTTGGCTTGACAGGATACATGACTAGAAATGCACACTATGCAAATCTTCTCGTGACTGCAGGCAAGGGATTGATCACAACGAGAATCAATGGAATCGGTTCCCCTGCGGCACCATCCTACATGGCTATCGGTACCGGAACGAATGCGGCGGCCGCTGGAGACACTGCACTGCAGACAGAATCAACAGGCACAGGATATGATCGAGTGTCAGGAACACAATCAACGCAAACAACCGACACAGCAAGCGATACAAATCAACTGCTCGCTTCTTGGACTGTGTCATCTTCAAAAGCAATCACTGAAATGGGAATATTAAACGCCGCTTCAGTCGGAACATTATTCGTGCGAAATGTATTCTCTGCATACACTCTGCAAAGCGGTGACACATTTGAAATCACGCATAAGCTGAAGCATGCATAAGAATAAAGAAATGAGATGCAATACAATGACACAAGAATTCAGTACGATAATTCACTCGTCAATTATGACGGGAGCTGGGCTCTCAAGATAAATGAGACCTGTATTCATTCTGAAGCAATATCAAAAAAAGTTCAGAAAAGAGTATCTGAAATTGCTACTCATAGCGAAGTCATTGCTAAAAAAATTCAGAAACGAATCAGCGAGATTGCAACATATTCAGAAATTCAAAAGATAAAAATAGGATTACATATTTCAGAAATAGCCACGCACTCAGAAAGCATGGCTAAGTTCATTAGAAAAAGAATAAACGAGACATCCACGCACTCAGAGTTATTGTCCAAGAAAATTCAAACATCAATATCCGAAGTGTCAACGCACACAGAAACGCTTGCTAAAAAAGCAAAGGTAGTTTTTGCGGAAACAGTTACACATACAGAATCGTTCCTGAAGAAGATCGGCCATCACATTTCGGAGACAGCAACGCATACTGAAGTGTGGACTCGGACAATTCGCGTGCATATCAGTGAGACTGTGACTCACATAGAGTCTTGGACATTCAATTCGTTTCAAAGAATTCGTGGTGTCATTGGAATGATAAAGGAATTTGTTAGAATCGGAGACAGAAAAGAAAAAGTCAGTGCTAAAAATGTAGGAGTTGGAGCAAGAGAGGAACTCAATGCACCATATCGTCAATACGATGATGATTCAATACTGTACGATGCACCGTCAGTGTGTTATAATAATTACATATCAAGTGAAAAGCCAGTATTAGTAATAAATAAACAAAATAAAAATGTCAGCGTGTCCAGCAAAAAGGACAAGCCCGGCATATCAAAACAATGAGAACTATTCGAGAAAATCTCGAGGAAGCGATAGGACTCCTCAAATCAAACAAAGTCCTTGAACATATCAGAGCATGCGAGCTGATATTCCTTGATTTAAGTACAATTCAGGACTTTCCAAAGGAACCAATATCATTGATGATTAACTATCAAAAATATTTGGTGGAAAAACACCAGTCAGTAAAAGTGGCAGGAATAATTGAAAAAGTTGTTCAATGGTTTCAATCTAAAAAAACAAAAAGGACGCTGATTGAATTGTTGAATAAGTGCCAATCAACTGAATATCAAGGAGATGGTAATAAATATTTACAAGATATATTCTTAGCAATCAGGAAGGCAATATAAAATTATGGCTGTAAATTTTCCAACAAGTTTAGACACATTAACAAATCCAACAGCAACGGATTATTTAAACAGTCCTTCACATGCAGGACAGCATGCAAATGCGAATGATATTCTTGAGGCATTGGAGGCTAAAGTTGGTATTGACGGATCCGCAGTGACAACTTCGCATGCATTCTTATTGGCAGGACTTGGTGCAGGAATATCAGTCAAAGCGTATGTTGATGCAATTACTAGATATTCAAATCTTTCGCTTGCAACTGGACAGATGATTAATGGAAAAATTGTCGTCACAGTCACTTCAAACAACATTACGCTTGCATTGAAAGGTGCTGACGGAAACGACCCCTCTGCTTCAAACCCTGTTTATTGTAAAATTGGAGGAGTTATCCGAAGTGTTACCGCCGCACGTTCAGTCACGAAAAATGCCGCAACAAACTGGATGAACGCAGGAAGTTCTGAGTTAGCCACAAAAGAAATAGATTATTTTGCATATCTTGGATATAACGCAACGGACGGTGTAACACTTGGATTTTCTCGCATTCCTTTTGCTTGTCAGTATTCTGATTTTTCAACAACAACAACTAACGAAAAATACGCCGCCATTTCTACAATCACAAATGCCGCCGCAACTGATTATTACAATGTGATTGGACGCTTTGCCGCCACGCTTTCCGCAGGTGCTGGTTATACTTGGAGTGTTCCTACTTATACAGCTATCAATCTTATTCAAAGACCGATTTGGGAAACAAGGTGGCTATCACTAGCAACACTCGACAACAGATATAAATATGATGAAGGAACTCTTACAATTAAAGGGTGGAATTTTATTCAAATATCTGGAACAGCTGGTGTACATGGAGCTGTAAAAGCCATTACATTCCCGATGACTTTTGCGTCTGTCCCATCTATTCTAGTAACACCACTTGGTTTTAGAAACAATTCAAATCCAACAGTTATTACTGATTTAGGTACATCTGATGGTGCAACTTATGCTGTAAGTCAAGGACATTTGGTAACAGGATTTAGTGGTGGAGCTGGGTATATCGATGCTGTATTAGCAAATACCTATCGCATAGGATTTGTGTGGGAAGCTAAAGGTAAACAATAAACATACATAAAAACATATGTCAAAATTCATCATCACATATTCAAAAAAAATAGGTAAAGAAGAAAAAGAGTTTGAAACTCCTGAATTAGCGTTGGAAGCAATCACGGAAAAAACCGTGCAAATTCGTGAGGAATATCCAAATGGAATGGCAGTTATTTATAAAAGCGACTTGGAGGATATGATAACGCAGAAAAAAGCCAATGAGGAATATTTAATTGAGCAAGCTAAAATAAAAACGGAAGATAAATAAATGCATGGGAACAATACCTCAAATAATTGGAATGATAACGCAAATTCTCTCAATTCTTGGGGTTGCATTTTTGGTGTATAAACATTTTGCTTCAGCCGATCAGGCATTCGACAAAACTCTTGGAATGAATGGAACTGCATGCGATTATAAGCATAGAATCATCGATGATAAATTTCTCACCATAACGCAAGAATTGAAATTCATCAAAGAGAACCATCTCACACATATGGAAAAAGATTTGTCATCAATTAAAACAGACATTGCAATTATTCTTGATCGCGAGAATAGAGGCAAAACTAAATTAAATATATGATAGTAAAAGCATTACATCCATCCATCGATGGAAATATACGAACAAATCTAGCAATTAAGGCTGTCTCTGCACAGGCCAATTTAACCGTACTGAACGCTGTGGATTTTTCTGCCAATGATTATGTTGTGATAGGAAATCCGGGAGAGGAACTGACTGAAATTAAAAAGATTGCAAGCATTGCAGGAAAGGTTATCACGCTGTCGGCCGTACTGGTCAATACTCATCCGCAAAACGCAAAAATCACATTCATAAAATATAATCAAATCAAGTTCTATAAGGCATCAAGTCTGGCAGGATCATACAACCTCGTCTCAACAAAGGACATTGCGATTGACGAGCCTCACACGCTATATGATGACTCAACAGCACTATCAACTGATTATTATAAGATAAAATACTACAACAGCGATTCCGCTGACATCTCGGTGTTCTCGGATCCGATAAACTCTTCAGGTTTTCCAAGATATTCACTGATAAAAATACAAGACGCAGTGTACGCAAAGAGCGGAGACAAAAAAGAGCAATATTACAATCGAGAAGAAATCACAGTATGGGCAAACGAAGTCAAGGATGACATGGTCAATCAGATTGTCGACTCAAATGAAAAATACTTCAACAACTTTGAAAACTTGGAAGTTGATGCCAATGGAGAGGCAGACCTTCCTGTTAATTTTAGGAAATTTCAAAAAGTGTTCGCATTATTTAATGGATCCAACGGAGTCCGAGCAAAGAAATTCGAACTGGAAGAAATCAACGACTTCACTCAGGTGTTCTCACAAGACTTCCCCGGATATTATTTCAAGCAATACAAAGTAGGTGTCAGACCAAAAGGAACTGTCGGAATCACAGTGATTCAAGTCCATTTTGAAGACCAGCCTATCGACCTTGAAAACGATATGGATGAGATGCCAAAACCTCTCAGATTTTACATGCATGTCATCATGGATGGAATCATGTCGAAGGCAATGGAAAAAGCAGGCAAGGACAATCGAGCAGATAGATTTTTCCAAAAATATCAAATGGGTGTTCAAAACATGCTCGAGGAAATAAATAACTTAGTCCTCGACGAAAATCGTGGAGTTCGCGACGAAGAGGAAGAATACTAAAAATATGCAATATTATAGAATGTATCAAACCTTGGGAATGCACCGCAATGTCAGTCCGCTGGCAGTTCTTAAAGGTGAATGGAAAAAAATGGTCAACTGGGATGTGGCCAAGATAGGATGTGCCACAAAGCGAGATGGATACATCTCAATCCTGAACGCTCCTGATGCGTCTGAAATCCTTTCAATCATGGCATTCGAAGTCGGCACCATTCGCAAACTTATAATGATAAATGCGGCCGGAAAACTCTATGTCGCTGATCCAGTATCTGACAGTACTTGGGGAGCCGCCAAATTGACAGGATTAAGCACCACAGCACGCTGGACAGGTGCAATGCTTCACGATGATGCTGGTGTAGCTGTTTTTGTATTTGGCAACGGTGTGGAGACATACAGGACGAGCGACGCAAGCACATTCGTGAACGCAAACTCAACTGACGGTGCTCCTTTGGCACCATTTTGGACAACATGGCAAGAAAGAGTCTATGCGGCCGGCGTGCCTGCAGACAAAGATGTGCTTCACTGGTGCTCGATCGGAAACGCAAAGAATTGGTCGGCCGTATCGCCGAGCGATTCAGCGTCATTAAATATCGACAAATTTTCAGGCGGTGTCATTCAAAACATCCGTATGGTCAATGACCGTATTGTTATTTGGAAAGAAAAACTCACAAAGAGATGGGATGAAGAATACCTGCGAACAGTGCTCGATTCAAACGGACTCACTGCTCCGTATTCATTGGCGGATATCAATGGAATGTCATTCTCACTCGATCGCAACGCAATCAGATTGTATGATGGAAATGTACCGCAAGAAATATCCTCAAAAATTGAAGACTTGATACTCGGCATAGACATGGGAACCACAAACATTCAAAGAATTTGTGCATCCGTTTTGAATAAAAGATATTTGTTATCAGTCGGAAACATAACCGATGAAGACGGAGACACAATCAGCAATGCGTGGATAGTCTACGACTACAATAAAAATGCATTTTGGCTTTATTCTCTCGCCGTGCAAGCAACCGCAATGGCCAAGCTCAGATGCTTTGATGGAGTGGAAAGAATATACTTCGGCGGAACCGCTGGAACTGTTTTTGAGATGTTCAGCGGAGACACTGACAACGGCACAGAAATTGAGGCACTCATGTCCAGCCACATCACATATCCAGCCGGTGCAGAATTATTCATCGATCCTAAAAAAATAATACTAGCATCCAAAGCAGGCAACGAAATGACCGTGCAACTTCGCGATGACAATTCAGACAATGTGATGACTATTGGAGAATTTGAAAAATCAGTGAGTAACAACCTCACGGATGAACTCGGCAACGATGTGCTTGGACTCGAAGTCACAGTCACTCACACAACAAAAGGAAAACCAATCTTCTACGGATATACACTCGGATACGATGTCGAGGGTTCAAAATTAATGCTTGAATAAAATGAAAGACACATCAATCAATTATACGCAGTTAGGATTTGACTCATTCGGTCTCAGCAATATTCAGAGTGCGTCACAAATTCCAGCAAACCTTGCTGACTATATTTTGGAGGTGGCCGAGAACTCGGTGTCAAATAAAAAAATCCGAAGCGTGTCTGCAGACAAAATCACTGCAGGAACATTGGTGGCCGTCACAAACATTGGAGACGAATCAATAAAACTTGACGGAGAGGATCACTCCATAAAAATATACGATGCATCGAACAGATTGCAGATATATATTCAAGGCCAATAATATGGGAAAATTCAGAGTATTACGAGATGATTATCCTGCGACTGACATGGAAAGTCAGGATTTTTATAAGTTCGCGATGCATGAAGCAAAACAGTCAAGCAAAATAGCATTTTATGATGAGGTCAGTTTTACAATGACGGCAGGATCAGATCACGCCAGTGCAGTCATTCCTCACAATTTGGGATACACACCAGTCGTCCAGCCGACAATCAAATACGGCACGAAAGGCTTCCCATTCATGGGAGTTTTTATGCCACAAATCGAAGTGCCATCTGATGACAGTGGCTTCGGATATGAATTGATAATATTCTTTGTTTTGTGGGATGCAACCAATGTCACAATCGATGCATATACCTCACTTTTTGGAACAGTCAAAAACAACGAAACATTCACGCTCGAAGCGTATATAATGCTTGATCAACAATAAATATGGGCAGAATAAGAGTCGCCAAAACAAACGGAGATATTTTGACAGATGCACCAAAGGATCTGGCTTTTGATTCGAGCCAAGAATGTCTCGTTATTGTCAATGAAAGAATTGACAGTTTTACGACAGTTGATGGAGACGGTGGCCATATCACATCAATCGCTCACGGACTCGGATACAGGCCGACAATAAAATGCTATCAAGAGCAACTATATGACCTTGCAGGAAATCCTATCGCCGGAGGACTGTGGTCAAAGGGATTGTCACTCTTGAATATTTGGGCAGATAGCACAAATATAAATTATCAACTTTATGATGCGTACGGAACGGTTGAGACCTACAGAATAAAAACAATCATCATCGCGAACTCACAAAATGGAGTGGTGGCCGGAACGCTTTCAAATGCGAATGGCAGACTGCAGGTTGCAAAATCAGGATATGATTTGAATAACATCACAGACCTTCGCCAAGTCGCATTCTCTAGCAAGAAAGGAGTCCAACTGATAAATGAAAAGAAATCAATCGTCGTTCATCACAATGGAATTCCTGACTCTGGTGCCACAGCAACATACGCTCACGGACTCGGATATATACCGCAATTTGATGCCGTACTGGTTGAATACGGAGCAGTATTGCCGTATGCAATATATGGCGGAGCTGGCATCAATTTATTTCTTGATATTTATGTTGACGCAACAAATTTCACATGCTCAGTGTACGATGCTGGAGGATTTTTGGGTGGTGCCGCTGACTTTACATTCCGAGTGCATATACTTTGCGGAAAAATAGAATGAGTGATATAATATAAAAAAAGAAGGAAGGCCAAAATAACTATGGCAATAAATTACGACTCAAGGCCGTCAGGTGTTTCGAAAAGAGAATATGCGGCATCAATTCTAGGAGGATCAAAAGAAAATTACGATTCAAGTGGAAACAAAAAGTCCTCTTCTTCTTCGTCTTCAAAATCGTCAAGCTCAAACTCATCCGTATATAAACCAGTGACCTATAAGTCCTCTGATTTTGTTAATACTAAGCCAGTCGCTCAAGCATACGACTCAGCAAAAACCGTATTCACCGATCAACTCACTGCCCTGAAGCCACGATACGAAGAATTGTACAAACAACTTCAGGCATCGCAAGATTTGACCGCTCAGAAAGAAGCTCAGCAATTCGGACAAGAATCAACTCAGCAAAAAGTAGACCTCGCAAAGCGTGGTGTTTCAACAGATACAAGCAATTCATTTTATAATACTGAAGCAGGAAAACTTACACAGCAACAAAACATTCAATCAAAAGAAACTGCCTTGGATTATGCAGGAAAGAGACTGGATGTGTCCGGTGCAGAATCTGCCGATACTCGCGACATTTCAACCTCAATTGCAAATCTTGATTTGACAAAAGCAAATACAATCGCAAATATGCTTACAGACGCAAAAAAGACTGCGGCCACTTTGAATTCATCAGAACTTGATAGAGCAATGACTGATAAAATTGCTCAAAGAACTTATGAATTAACAAAAAGTGAAGGTGCGGCAAATAGAGCTCAAGAATTATATAAATTAGCTAAAAGCGAATCTTCAAGTAAAAACAATGCGTACAATACTTCATTATCAGCGTTGGTTTCTGACGCTTATAGTAAAAATGATCCTGCTGAATATACTCGTGAAAAAATTGCGAAACAAATGGAAGCGGCATTCCCAGCAATGGCAGGACAAGTCAAAAATGATATTAGTAAATTCTTTCCTGATGGATGGGAGGCACAGGCTGGAAATGGTACCGGTGTGACTAAGGAGGGCGACGGCGAAACTTATATAAAATATTAAATATAAAATTATGCCAAAGATAAACATAAAAGAATTAGGCCTCACGCCACAACAAGCAACCGATACCTTCAGCAATCTGAAGCCTGATGAGATTTCAAAAAAGGTTGAAGAACTGAAAGCGACAAACATGCAAAATGCAAGCACTGCTCAAACATTCACTGACAAAGTCAGTCAGATCAAAGGACTCCAAGAAGACAAGAGTGGCGAAGCGGCCGCTGTTGGTTCAAACTTTCTGTCTCGAGACACTGGTGGATGGCTAAGTGGAAGCATCTACAAAATGATGCATCCAATTACTGCAGTAAATAACTTTTTGAATGGTGCCAAATCAAACTATGTCGCCGGTGTTCAGCAAATGACAAATCAGGAAACATTGGACAAATTGTTGCAATTGAAAGCGGCTGGCGGAACGCTTGGAGCATTGAATGAAAGTGAAGGTCAGATGCTTCGTGATGCGGCCACAAAAATAAACAACTGGGCAATCAAAGATGAAAACGGAAATATCACTGGATACAATACGAGTGAGGATTCGTTCAATACTGAACTTAAGAGATTAAAAGACATCGCCCAAAAAGCAGTCGATAAAGCAAAGGGTGTTTCCACTGCTGATAATGCTGGCGTGACAGCAAGCGGTGTGAAATATACCATAGAATAATTCTATGCCAAAAATAAAATTCGAGAATGGGGTGACCGTCAATATTGAAGGAAATCCTACTCCTCAAGATATCGAAGAAATAGCATCAAAGGTTGGTGTCTCAAAACCTGCGGAAACTCCCGGAGGTGTTGTTGGTGCATTAAAAAGTGGATGGAATGGATTGAAAGAATCCTTGAATAAAAGAGTCGACAACACTGGTGCGGCCGTGAACGCAAATCAAAGCGTGGCATCAAAGGCACTGCAGGTCGCTGGTCAAGGATTTGGAACCATTGGAGATGTGGTCGGTGCTGGAGTCACGACTGCGGCCAGTGCAATTACTCCTGATTCGATCGAGCAACCAATCAAAAATACATTTACTGAAGGAGTGAAAAAAATCATGGGAACTGAGACGGCACAAAACGCTGTCAAATCTTATGATGAATTTAAAAAACAACATCCTGAACTTTCAGGAAATCTTGAAGCAGTCGCAAACATAGCGGATGCCGCACTGATGGCCACTGGTGCCGGAGAGGTTGGCAAGGGTGCTGAACAGGTCATAAAACAAAGCGTAAAGACAGGTGCTAAGGTTGCCGCAGGTGCCGGCGAAAAAGTTGCTGAAGGTGTTGGAAAACTTGCACTTGGTGTTGGAAAAATTGCCGAGAAAGTCACTGGCCAAGGTGCTGGAGATATTGCAAAGACTGGTGCATCATGGGCAACTGGACTCGAGAAAAGCACAATCGATACAATCGCAAAAAATCCTGATCTATTCACAAAAGAAGCGATGGCTGGAGTCGACAGAAACTCCGTATTTGAAAAAGTACGAAAAGCAATCGATACTCGGCACAATGATTTGGGAGATATTGGATCAGCATATAATGAATTTAAAAAGGATGTGATCACAAAAGTCAATATTCCAAAACAAGCAATTCAGGATGTTCTTGATCAGTTCGGTATAAAATTGGACAAGGCTGGAAAAATCTTGCATACCGAAGAATCCGCACCGATGTCCGCTGGGGATATTTCGCAGGTTCAAAGATGGCTTGGAAAATATGGCAAGACAGAATCGAAATCAACAAACGCATTCATGAACGCTAGAAATGCCACTGGAAAGATGGCTAATTTTTCTTCAGGAACAACTGACGCGGCCAGCAAATTCGGAAAAGCATTATACGCAAAACTAAACGAAATCGGCAGACCTCAAATCAAAGGACTTGAAGAAATCGACAAGGCATTCGCACCTGAAAAGAAAATGCTTCAGAAAGCAAAAAGCATTATTTACAATCGAGACGGATCCGTGAAAAACAATGCAATGTCAGTGATTGCAAACTTGACAGGACAGGGCAAAGAGCAACTGTTGCCAATTATTGAAAAGATGGTTCCCGGAATATCCAAAGATGTTGAACATCTTAAGGCAGTGATGGACATTGAAAAAGCCAAAGGAATCAAAGTCGGAACATATATGCGAGGTGCGACTGGTGGATTTTTGGCCAGTGGTGGAAATCCAATCGCAACAATCCTGTCGGCCATAGCATCGTCTCCACAGGTAGCAGTTCCAGCAATTCGCGAAATATCAAAAGCAAAACCAGCAATTGAGAAATCATTAAAAGGTATGCTTTCAAAACTTGGAAAAAAATGATACAAGAATTAGTCGAAAAATTGAATATAAAAATAACATATCTCGATCGTGAATATATTCCTATCACGAAAAAAAGAAAAGCGAGAGGTGCTTTTCGTTGGAATTATTTGGACAATCAAGGAGAAATACTGTTGGCACGATCTGCAACCGATCGTACTAAGATGCACGAAATAGGACACGCAATCAATTTCATACTTGGAAAAGGGAATCCAATATCCGAAACACTCGGCATAGAATCAGAAAAATTTGCAGATATGGTAGCGGACATTTTAGAAGTATGTTATAGTAATGATGCCAAGGAAGTATAATAATTAATCCACGGCTTATTAGTAAAAAACTTGTGGAACAAATAGCAATAATATTTTTTATAATCGGCGTCATTTTTATATGTACCGGATTTATTATTCTAATAAAAAAAATACACATCGAGCCGAGATGCACCGAACTGATGCATCGCAGGAACGGATGTGAAATAAACCAATGAAAATCATAAATACAATCAAGCAACTTCCATCGAAAGGATCCAACGGAACAATGGACAAAAACAAGATTGATACTCTTGTCATTCATCATGACGCAATGATTATTCCTCCAGCATACAATACGCTTGCTCGCCTGAAGCAAGAAGCACAACTTCACATCAATAATGGATGGAAGCACATATCGTATCATTTCAGTATTGATAATGTTGGCGATATTTTTCAGTGTTTACCTGAGACTGAGGTTGCATACCATTGCGGAAATTTAGCAATCAACAAAAAATCCATCGCAATTAAACTTGATGGAAATTTTGAAGTGCAAAAACCAACCGCAAAACAAATCGCGTCATTGAAAAATTTGCTGGTATATCTCACAACAAAGCGACCCGACCTTCCGAAAATTATCCGAACAAGCGTGAAAGGACATCGTCAAATAAAAGCCACGGCTTGTCCGGGCAGAAATCTGTTTCCATTAATTAATAAATTTTAATAACCATATGGAGATTTTATCCCTCACAGTTGTTGGTGCGGTCGTTTCCGTGATCGTCCAATACTTAAAAAACAAGTACGGAACAAATACGCAAGGCACGCTGACTGCAGTGATCGTGATATCGATTGTTGCCGGCCTAGCATATTACATCATTAGTCAGACAGCATTCCTCCCTGCAGTGATTCAGATATTAGCATTCGCTGGTGCAGTCTACACATTCATATTGAAAAGATTCGAATAGAGAAAAATTGGCTTCAAAATAAAACAGCAGTTACGTTCCTTCCGCGTACCTGCTGTTTTATTTTCTGACAAATTCTGCGTGATATTTTTTAGCATGAATATTATAAGCAATAGATGCTTCCTTTGCAGTGACGAATGTACCAATGTACATTCTTTTTTTATTCACAGTTATTCTAGCAATGAATTTATTTGTGGCCTTCTTAAGTGACACTCCTTTAAACCCGGAATTATTGTCTTTTCTCTTGATACGATTCCATTGATTTTGTGCTGTGGTGCATATTCTTAAATTGCATCTCCTATTATCCAAACCATCGCCATTAATGTGATCAGTTTCCATCCCCTTGGGAGTGTTTAAAATTATACGATGCATTAATACATTTTTGTATTCCCTGCTTTTAGCCATCGCATATCCAGCATTATAATACCAGCTATATTTTGATACTTCATTGAAATCTTCATCATCAACAATAGAGTGACCACCATGCCGTCCTGACAGTTTAATTTTTTTCATGCGATTGTTTTATAATGTTATGCCTTAAGGTTAGCATACATTTAAAAACAATCGTAGATATCAAAAAAAGTAGATTTTAGACGATGGCGATTGTAACCACTGAATCCTTCCGTCACTTCCCACGCATGCCTTTGCGAGGATCCTGTAACATCCAAGGGTTAAAATGCCATCTGTGCAAGTTGATACACCTGACAAAAAAATATATTCCATTGGAAAAAGAAAAAGACACAAAAAAGTTATCCACTGCTAGACAAGGGGAAACACTTGACAAAGATTGGAAAAGAGAATATACTGTAAATACATAAGAAAAAATATATGCAATACGACAGAAAAATATACGAAAAACGCCGAGACAACAAAATAAAGGAAAAAACAGGGTTTAGCAGGTCAACAGTCAAGAGATACGGAGAAAACACACTAAAAGAGCTAAAAAATGACTGGAAATGCTCAAAATGCGAAGAAACAAGCGACCTGACAATCCACCATAAAGACAGAAATGGGATAAACAAGGCTAAAATAGGAGAAAAGATGAATAACAATATAGAAAATTTGGAAGTAATGTGCAGGAAGTGTCACGGCGGACTGCACAATAGAGATAGAATTAAATAATAAAAATTTCTATCGGGTGAGTAGAAAACAAAAACAAAAATGAAAACAGTAAACCAAAAAATCGAGGAAGCCAAGGCAAACCTCGAAAAAGACGAAAAAAGAGACAATAAAGGGAAATATCGCAAACTAACCATAGTAGAGCGATGCGGAAAATGGACGATCGGATGGGTAATCCTCTGGTCAGCCACAGCAGGGGGAACTTGGACATACGCAATCGACCACAGAAACGAGCTGGTAGGCACCAGAACCATCGCCATAGAGGTCGCACACGCAGAAACGGCCAATGACACCAAATCAGACGAAAACACCGCAGAACGCAAAATTGAGAGCCTAAACGGAGAATTTACAGCCTACTCGGCCGGAGATGGCTACACTCCCGGAATAATCATGGCCAGCACCAAGGAGGTCTACGAAGGAGCGATGGCATGCCCAAGCAAATATGCCTTCGGAACCAAAATCAAGGTAGGCGGAAAAACATACACCTGCGAGGACAGAATGGCCAAGAGGTTCAGAGACGGCGAATACTTCGACATCTACATGGCAGATCAAGACAAAGCACTCGGATTCGGAAGACAGCAATTAACATACGAAACAATAAAATAAGATGATATCTCAAAAACTACAAAATACATTCAGCATGATGGAAACAGCGACATATCCTGAATACGAAAAAGCTGACAAAATTGGACGAGATAAAATATGTAGGGAACTGGCCAAGGTCGAGGCCAAAATGATAATGGATGAGATACACGCCGAAGTAGAAAGGAGGATGAAAACATGAGATATAGAGACTGCAAAGCCTGCGGAGACATCCAAAACCCAACAAGCGTGTGTGGAGGATGCCTGAACCAAGAAAAAAGAGATCAGCAAGGAGTGCTCGAGGAACAAGAAAAATACCAGCAGGAAATAATCAACGAAAATAATTAAAAACTAGGAAGGAAAAACATAATGCAATTCAGGAAAAACTTTCACATCGCTAAAAATTATTCAATGAAATATACAAAGCATGTGATAAAGAATTATCCTAAGCAATATCAAACTCCAAAATATCTATTATTCATAAAAGAAATGCTGGCAAATGGATATCAGGTAAAAGTATACATCGCTAGGGTATCAAAATATATTTTCTTAGTAAAAAATGACCAGATAACAAAAATAAGATTTTCAAACCATAGGCCACTATACGAAAAAGAAGAAGAAAACGATTGTGATTATTATGTCGGAATAAGTCACAAACAAGTAAGCACGACCGAGCAATTAATTAAAAAACTTTTAAAAAAATAATCATGCCTGAAAAATTAACAACAACTCAAGAAAGAATCTACGCCTACATCGCTGGATACATCGAAGACAACAAATACTCTCCGACATATCAAGAAATCGCGATGAGAGTGGACTCAACAACGCAGATGGTCGAGAGCCATGTAAAAAACATAGCTAAAAAAGGATTCATAAAATTTAATGGGAAAAAGCATCGAAGAATCGAGCTTATACCAAAAGATTAATATGGCGAAAATGAACACTCCTGAATGGAGAAAAAATGTAGGAGACGGAGTCAGGAAAAAATGCCAAGGAGACGGAAACAGTCAATGGAAAGGAGATGATGCAAAACCTCCAGCAATGCATAGATGGATAAAAAAACTTAAGGGAACTCCAAAATACTGCGAGCATTGCGAAAGGACTGACAAGAAAAAATACGAGTGGGCAAACAAGGATCACAAATATAGCAGAAATCCTGATGACTATATGCGATTATGCACAACATGCCACATCAAACATGACATAACATTTTTAGGGAAAAAACATGGTGGAGCAAGTCGAACTACACCTCCCAAACAAGATGAAAAAGGAAGATTTATAAAAAACATATGATACAGGTATACATCAAGGCACCGATATGGAAAACAAAATCCATCGGAGTCAACAAAAGAATTATCAAGGACGACCTGTTGATAGAAATCACATATCAGCAAGCGGACGGATCGAGATTATATCCGCAAACATACTACATGCGAAAAGACATCGCACTGCGATACCCAATCCAGCAAGTCTCCGGCGGAGTCAAACTGCACATCATCCCAATCTACGACCTAGTGGTGCTGACTCGCGACCAAATCGACTACGCTCAATACTGCCAATCAGAAAGAATACCATTCAGACTGATGACCACGGAACCGCCGGCACCAACCAAGGAAGCAACATTGGAGACAGTCGAAACTCCAAAAAAACCTGAGGTACACGAAGCAGTCCAGCAAAGAATGGACTGGATAAATAATTAAAACAATCGGAAAACATATGAAACAATTCAAACTTATAGACTCGCTCAACTCGAACAAACACATCAAACACATTCAAGCATGTAACAACTACATGAGACGATTCGCAGAAAAACACGGCATAAAAAAGACGCTTGACAACATTGGAAAAGAAGCACATACTGGGATTAAGGTAATCACAGTAATAACGAAACAAGAAATATGGGTAAAAGGATAAAGACAATTTGCAAGACATGCGGACGAGAAATGAAAATCAGTCCTGCTCAAGGTAGAAAAAAGATGTGTACGGAATGTGCATACGAAATCAAGAAAGTACGAAGCAGTGAGCGGTACTGGAATAAAAAAGAAACTGGATCAACACGCCATCAATATTGGAGAGGTCGGCTTCAAGAAATGGAAAGGATGTTGAATAAAAAATAATTAAAATAATTTTAAAAAAATTATGAAAAAAGTGAAGGCAACCACGGACAAGGTTGAGAAAAAAAGTCCAAGCCAAGAATGCATGGTAGTGGAACCGAAACAAGAAATCTCGGTCTATCAACAGCAACAAGCGTCTGTCGAGAATATGATAATGCAAGCCATAAAAGAAGGAACGCCGGTGGAAACACTCGAGCGAGTTTTGGCTATGCGAAAAGAACTCAAGGCAGAATACGCCAAGGAGCAATACGACATCGCAATGTCAGGCTTCCAATCTGAGTGCCCAATCATAAAAAGGGTAAAAGAAGGATCCAAAACAAAAAGCGGCCAACTTGCATTCAAGTATGCACCGCTGGAAGTCATCATCAAAGCAGTTCAGCCGATGATGCAAAAATACAACCTGAGCTACAACTTCAAACCAATGAAGAATGAAGCAGGAAAAATAACGGATGTCAGATGCTACGCAACGCACATCAATGGATACTCAGACTTCAGCGAGATGCCAGTAACAGAGGGCGGTGGAACATCACTGATGAGCGGTTCGCAAATATCGGCGGCAAGCATAACATTTTCGAAGAGATATGCATTCTGCAACATCTTCGGAATAGTGACTGAAGAGGAAGACAATGAAAACGAACTTCCAAAGGATGTGCCTGCAGAACCAAGCGTCCACGAAAGACTTCCGATCATAAAGCAGATGATAAAAGACGCTGGATTCAAAGAAGGAGTCATCGCACAAAAATTCAACTCGCCATCAATCGATGACATGGATGAGCGAAATCTAAAAATACTGGAAAAATCCCTTCAGGAAAAACTCGGAAAGGATTACACTCCGGTCGTAGAATAATGAAAATACACTACATGGAACAGCAGACTGAGGAATGGTTCGCGGCACGCCTCGGAAAAATGACAGCCTCCGAAGGACAGACAATCGCCGCCAACGGAATCGGACTGAAGACATACTGCTACAAAGTGGTGGTGGGAAAAATAACAGGCAAGAGCCAAAACTCATTCGCTGGCAATA